TTATCCTGTTGGACCCGTTACTCCCGTTGGACCCGTTACTCCTGTTGGACCCGTTATCCCTGTTGGACCCGTTACTCCTGTTGGACCCGTTACTCCTGTTGAACCCGTTACTCCCGTTGGACCTGTTATCCCTGTTGGACCCGTTACTCCCGTTGGACCTGTTACTCCTCTTGGACCCGTTACTCCCGTTGGGCCTGTCCCTCCTGTTGGACCCGTGGGGCCGGTTGGTAAAGTAAATGGTGGGATTGGTGGGAGTGTGGGACCAATTAAATTTGGGGTTAATGCATTAGTTTGAAATATCCCATTTGTTTTTTGCATTTCATTTTTATCAAACACTTAACTACCTCCTATGAGTGTACTATACTGTGGTATGACTGTTATCTTACATATACATAAACTTCATTTATCGTAATATAATATGTTTTCCCTATACTATTGTGCACCTTAAATTGTAGTGAACCGTTCACATTTAACTTCCCATCAATTGTAAATCTCTCACCTGCATCTACGAAACCAGCAACATCTTTGTCCTGCCAAGATGGAGCATCATAGAAACGTAGATTGTTAACTTTTGAAATAACGCGCTTTCCAACAATAGAAGAATCTACTGTACTTTTCTTGTTAAACTTCACATAAGATGGATCGTTCTTAATCCACTGATCTCCACCAAGATTTAACCACCCTTCTTTTTCAGCCCACACAATATAAGACTCTGGTTTGTTTAACTGACGAATCTTAGAATAGCTTGTGCCAGGTCCTTTACGTAAATTAACGTTATAACCTTCAATATAAGCAATCCCATCTGTTACGGATGTTGGTACTTCCGCTGGTTTAGATGGCTTCTCAGGAACAGAAACATCTACACTAGAATTATTATATGCTCTTTGTACATCTGCTCTAAATTGAGATTCTGAAACACCATGAGACTTTAAGTAGTCAATTGGATCTTCATGATCCGTACCGCCAAGGTAATGAGTTACATCGCTGTGTGTCCATAATCCTTTTTCTACAGCTAACCCACGGTCACGTAAGATTTTAGCTAGTAACTTAACGTATTTGTCATAGCTGCGTTTGAATTTTGTATAATCAGCTGTTTCGCATAACTCTACATGTACAAAGCGCTTATTCGCAGCAGGACCGCCGCCATAAGCAATGTATTTTGTATCAGCAATTTGGATTGTTTCGTCCCAATCGACTGCATAGTGAACAAATGCATTTCTCCATGTACGAGACTCATATTTTTGAATGTTAATAGCTGGAGCTTCTGGAGTTGCTGTAGAATGCGCTACAACGCCCTCATAAGCACCTACACCATAACGGTAAGGTTGTTTCGGTAAATCAGGAATAATAAGCGTTCTATCAGCAAAAGCACTTGTAGCAAAAGAAACAGCAAGTACTAGAATCATAAGGAACGAGGTAATATGTTTCATTGTCTTTTTCATTTAGCATCAACATCCTTTTTTATAATTTTTGTGTGGTCAAATAATCCACTTGCTGACAGTCCAATGATGATTCCTTGAAATACATTTGTTTTGATATCTCCGCCCAAAAATAAAACGCCTAGCACAATGCCAAACGTTAAATTCAATAACGGAACATATTTTGTTTGTAATCCAATTGTTTTTACGATCTGCGAAAGGCCAACTACAATTCCAATCATTACAGTAATTTCAAACATTACATACCACCTCCTTTCATTAAGAAAGTGAGAATGCCACCAACAATTCCGCCAACTATAAGTCGCAAAATCCAGGTAGTATTGGCGCTGATTTTATCTAGCTGTTTGTTGATATTGATAATGTCTTTCTCGTTACCTGTTGTCCGCATTTCTAAACTTTTAATCTCTAAGCGAATGTCCTTAATATCTTGCTTTATTTCTTGAACATCACTTCGTACATCTTGTAATCCTTCCACTTTGACCACCCCTTTTAGGCAATAAAAAAAGACCAGCTTATAGCTGCTCTGGTTTCTCACTAATTAATTTTTGAACTAAATCTGTTAATGTGGACACATCGCTTGCTAGGGTCGTAACCTGCTCTTTTAGTTGTTTATTCTCACTTTTAACAGTAGTTAACTCTTCGTTAAATTGATGATACTGCTGTTGGAAAGCTACAATAAAGATTGAAACAGTATTATATAAATTTATAGCCCGTTTCTCTTTATCTGTAAATATAGCGTCCGTATCGTCTGCAATCATACCGAAATACGTTTCAATTTCTTTTGTTGTATATGGTTCTGTTTGTTCTTCTGGTTTGTTCACACGCATTTGATACAAATCATACATGTCGTCTCTGAAATTGTACTGTTTTATAGCCAAACTCATGATTTTATCAAGAGCTGAGAAAGGAATATCTTTTATATTCTCTTTCATATTTCTAGCTGACGTAGGATTAAATGCTTTCGCCCACATTTGACCATTAGCATTTATATTTTCTTGCGCTCGTAGTGTTCTTAATTCTATATCTTTCCATCCTTGACCCATCATATCTTTAATCTGTAATCCGTTGTTATAACCTTGTACAAAACTTGATCTTATCATTGCATTACCCATGATTAAATCATGATCGGTGGCGCCGTTTATGAAATGTATTTTATAGTCACTGCCTTTTCTTTTGAAAGTAAACTGTCCCTTGTTATTGTTAAAAATATGCGGTTCAGTTGTAGTTACAGAGAAGTAACCATATCCTGGAGCCCATCCTTCAGATTCAAAAATAATATCATTCAAGTTTTGAAAACGAAATTGTCCATCTGAATATACGCTCAGATGTCCACCGTCATTCTGCATTTGAATATAATTTGACCAAATATTAGTTCCTTCTGCATTTTCTCCTTTAGAAACCCCAAATTTTGCATACGCTTTAGAAGGTTGATCGACTCCATTAATTCGCGGCATGACTTGATAAATATAAAATGATCCTGTACCAGCGTATTTTCTATTATCAGAACCAAGGACTAATGAAGGTTGAATACTTCCATCATTTGTCTCCATAAATCCTATATAACCACGTGGCTTATCTAAATCGAAAATCTTCATGTCTTGTTTATTTATTTCAACAAATCTGTTTCCACTCGTTTTAAGTGTTACTCCCTCTAAAACTTGCCCTTTGATATGATCCGCTGTAATAAAACCTCTTAAGTTAATCCTATTCGCATTCAAAGTAATGTTTTCTTTACTCATATTGAATGCTGCGATTACATCATTTTCTTTTACAGATATACTAACACCCTTTTCAGTTAACTGAAGACGGGTTTCCATATCTCTTATATAAGATGATGTGGCAAATTGCCCATTTGCTTGCTCTTTTGTATATACCTCTGTCTTTTTGGCCGAAGCATTGATACCCTGTTCATTGATAGTAAAACGGTTATCAATCAAAGTCATTTTTTGATTAAATTGATCAGTCGCAAGCTTGTTAGCTAATTCGCCTAATAAATCTTGTTTATTTTTATCAACTGTTTGCTTCAACTCAGGTATCTTAAATCCAGCAACATAATTTTCTACTTGTTTAAGCTCAACTTTTGCACCAATTGCTGTTGCATGTTGTTCGAGTTTTGTATTTGCATCAGTAAGCTTTTTCCCTTGATCTGATACAACATTGTTTAAATCGTTCACTGTGGAAGATAATCCAGTTGCTGTTTGTTCTACTGTAGTTATGCGCTTTTCGAATCCATCTTGACTATTCTTCACCTTAGATACAGTATTTGTTACACCATCCACATTTTTTTCAATCTCGGTTGTTTTTTTAGTGAATTCATCATTCGTTACTTGATTTTCTGGAGCTGGTGTCCAATCCTGTGGCTTATTACCTTTATATAAAGCGACCCATTCTACAGTGGCTTTTGTAGTGTTACTCGGAAAGTTATATAGGCTCAACTTTCTTTCATTTCCACTCGTTACTGCTACAGCTTTAAAAGTTACATAGGTAATTCCATTCGCATAAACACTTGTTGCATATCCAACATTACTAGACCCACCATTCATCCAAATACCAAACTTTTGACCTGCAGGTACACTCCCTTTAATTACAAAAGTATATTCTTCACCTGCAACAAAATTTTCAGTTAGCGAAAATACATTGATTAAATAATCCGTTTTTTCGTATTTAGCATTTGAATCTAATAACAGATTACGTCCACCGGCTTTATCGCTATTAACCTTTGTTTCTACAGTTGTTAACTTTTCACTAATCTTTCCTGCTTGTTCTTTAACTTCAGTTGTGGTCTTCTTTAGATCATTAGTTGTTTGTTGCACATCAGAAATAGCCCTTTTTGTACCTTCCGCATTTGATTCGACAGTATTTAATTTATTACTAATTTCAGTATCTTTTTTCGTTAATGATTCAATAGAAGTTTTAAATCCATTAGAATCCTGTTCAAACTTAGTTACTTTCTTATCAATTTCACCTTGTTTATTTTCAATATTAGAAATTGTACGGTTGACACCTTGTAAACTGTCCTTTACTTCGTTGAATTGTCCCGTCACCTGATTTTGTGTCTCTTGAACCTTTTGATTTAATTCTGTTTTTGTTGATTCAATATCTTTATTAACCTGATCAAGTGTTTCTTTCTTAACGGATTCAACATCTGGTACAACCGATTCCCAAGCTGCGCCTGTCCATATTTTCAAAATACCAGGCTTCCCATTACTAATATCACGCCAAAGTGTTTTATAAGGTTGCATCCCCGTTGTCGGTGGATTCTTAGCTTCAATGATTTCTACCGTGTTATTTTTAAGATTCTCTTGAACCTTTTCAGCCAGTGTTTTCGCTGCTTCGGATTCTTTCTTAGCATTACTAGCTGTTTCATTTGCATCTTTCACTAATTTATCTAACTGATCTATCAGCTCTTGTTTATTGCCTAATGACCCTAAGATTCGATTATAAATTTTTCGTAGTTCTTCGTTTGGATCAGTAATTTCGCGATAATCACCAAACACATATTTATCTTGTGTAAGGTCCGTAAAAGATTCATCACCAGCAATTACACGTGCTTCAAGGTATAACTTAGGTGTGAATCCTGTATCTTTGATTCGGATCGTATCTCCCTCATTAATTAGTTCATGTGCTAGTCCGAAAATACGTCCAATCGATTGTGCTTCTACTTCATAAGAAACTGAAGAATTGACACGTTTTTTTAATTCTATTTCCATTAAAGTCATTAAACGTTTTGGAGTCATGTCTAATTCTTCAGTTTCTGGTGTATAAAAACCAAATTTATGTTTACCACGTTCATTCCATCGTTGAAATGCATCATTATCAACAATATAGGGAAGTCCCCTATTGATACTTTCAATAGTAATTACATTATCGCCTTCACCTTTCACAAAGCCAACTAGTGCTGTACAAATATCCCTTGAATGTTCAATACGTGTAACACCTATTAAATCTTTCCCCAGTTCTATTTCTTTCCCCGTGTCTCGACCACGCCTTTGAATCATATCAACATACCATCCAATGATTTGTGAACCTTGAATCTCAACTCGGTACTGGATTTCTAATTTAAATAAAGAAGCTATTTTCTTTAAAAATGTTAACGGATCAATAAATTCATCAATAGTCATCGTGTGGAATCCTGCATAATCTGTTTTTCCACGTTTCCATTTCATTCCTACTAGGGCCATATCAATGAATTCGTTTACTGTTTTACCTTCTATTCGTTGTGGTTTTATAATGCCTGACTTAGCGATTTGAACCCAAGCTCCTGAAGCATATGTGGTAATGGATCGTTTATCCGAATTCTTCTCAGCTTCTGTAATAACATATGGTACAATTCTTCCGTCTCGTACTTCTTTTAAAACAAGGTTTTGTTGTTGTAACGTAGCCGAATGAGTTGTGCCATCAAAAACTGTAAAATCCAACATATCAACATTGTTTTTGATTTCCCAATGCCTTTTATCATCCCAATAGTCCTGCGGCTGAATAGCTGCAACGATTTGATTTGTTTTAAAATCCACAATATGCAAAATGCCGCTTGGTGTTCTCATCTATATCTCTCCCTATAACTAACAGTCGCTTTAACATCTGCTGGCATTATATTGATACGATTCTCACCACGTATTACAGTTGGAAAATTACTAAAAATGTCTTTTAAATTAATTGCATTCTTACCGTTAATTGTTACAAGACTTTTTTCTGTATCAATAATAATTTTGTCCCGTGTGTCAAAAATGTAAGGCGGATCGTTTTTTGTATTTAAATTCACTTTCCAAAATTTCAAATCACTAACTGACATCGCTTCTACTGGCGGAACTTCTTGCCATTGCATAATACTAATCTGAAGTTGTGCGGCTTTTTCCATATGGTAGTTATTTTCATCTGTCCACCGTGCAAAACGTTCTGAATCATCTTTCTCTGTCCCTGGCAAGAATTTTGAAATATATGCTTCCCATACATTTCCGGTTCTAGCTATCCACAATCGTCCGAAATACTGATTCCAGGTATTCGGATAATCACCACTCTCATAAATCAATCCTGTTTTCCCTGGCTTGTTATCATATCCAATAACCATCGTTCCAAAATTTTGCTCAGCTTGCCAAAAGAGATCGTTCATAGCAATTTTTGAAAGAACCTTGCTATTTTCATCGAGTATCGCTATCTCAACTCGGCCCATTTCATTAATCTTTTTACTCTTACATGTAACATAGGCTTGCATAATAAAATCTTGTACTGGACCCCCAGGTATGTTCTTTTTAACAGCTGCACCATGCCATCCTTTGCCTGTACTGGTACCAAAATCAGAACAAAAGAATTGGTATTTATCTGACTTCATTTCACCAACTGGATTACCATCTTCCATTGAACTGACTTTACTCCATCCTACCGTGGTAGCCATTTCGTCCCATATAAGTCTTTGATTTCTTTCTACAGGTAATTGCTCTGTTTTCAAAGGATAACCAATTCTGAAGTAATCACGATTATATGGATGCTCACCAAACCACACATCTAAAAATGTACTTGGTTTCTGAGCTTCGACTTCAATAATTGGAGGTGCTTCTATATTCCCTTGATTGGTAAAAGAAGTTGCAACTTCAGTAGAACCATTTTGAGAGAACGTATGGGTATTTTGTTTTCCTAATTTATATGGCATTGGACAAACAAAAGTAATAACCCCTTTACCTCTATTAACTATTTCATCCAAGTCTACAGAACCATCAATTAATGCTAGATAAGTCCTATCTAATTCATCATCAAAAATAAGTTCGGCTGGTTGCTCTGTATATAGCCAATCCGCTAAATCTTCTTTTACCTTTTGTAAATCAGCCATATCTTTTTTCGCTTTAATCACAAGAGGAACATCAATACGCCTTTCCTCTGTTTCTGTATTAAGAAAAAGAGCCCCTGCTCGATGAGGGACTCTTACTAATTTTCTTTTAACTGGAGCCCAGGAAGGGCGTTTTCTTCCAACTAGCATTTGAATATAATCTTTTCTAATCTTATTAAAAGTAAAACTGAGTTTCTCCAACTTGCTCACCACCCTTAAAATTCCGCTCTTCTTTTTTGGTCACGATCTTGAAGCTTTGTAGTATATGCGTAACTTCCGTTTGCTAATTCTTTTCCATCTAAAACGTTTGTCATATTTACCGTTAAATTCAGTTCTTGTTCTCTACCTGATCTATCCGAGAACATAGTTTTTGCTGTAGGTGCGTTGTTATAAAGTGATTGTGGTTGCGTATACCCATTAAAATCACCCAGTGCATTATGCGGGATACTATAATGCGCAGTTTGGAATCCCAAATCAAAAACAGATGGCATATTACTCATTTGTTTTTTAACAGTTCCAACTACATTTTTTGCTGCATCCACAACAAAACGTTTCCCTTTATCCATACCAACCCCAACGCCTTCTGGTACTGCGCTACCGACTGGAATCATCACTTTAGATGGACTGTTAATTTCTAAAGCTCCAGAAATAGTCTTTTTAATGTCATTTGCAATTCCCGCTGCCTTACTGAACAGACCGCCTGAAGCATCATCTAATCCTTTACCAAGCCCTTCTATAATTGATTTACCGATGGAACGTAGATTTATAGTACTAAAGAATTTTTCGACTGTATTCCACTTATCCTCAATGTCATGTTTTATTTCTGACATTTTATCTTTAACAGCTTTTTTCTGTTCCTCAAATTTTCTTGAAACAGTATTTTTGATTTCTTCTACTTTATTACTGGCTGCATTTTTCATCTCGTCATATTTATTGGAAACATCCGAACCCATTTCTTTCATTTTTCGAACAACATCATCTTTCATAACTTCAAACTTAGATTTTACTTGTCCAGTTTCCCAATCTACTTGATTCGCATGTTCCCCAGCTTGGGATTTTGCTTCACTCACAATTTCCTTATGCTTATCTCTTGCCGTGGAAACTGTACTATCATACTGACGTTTTGCCTCAGCAATGATTGCATTCGCTTCATCAGCAGTAATTGTTTTATTTTCATCACGCTGACGAATTGCCTCTGCAATTTTTTCATCGCGCGTCTTTTTCGCATCTTCAATAACTTTATCTCTTGCTTTGGCACTATTCTCTACAACTTCCGCTGCCTGTCTAGCTGAAATCTCACTAGCCTGTACGCGCATATTTTCAAGAATAACTTTTTGCTCCATTTGATTTTTAGACATATGCTCTACAGCAACTCTGTCCATTTCATCTTGTAAAGCTTGCAAGGAGATGCGTTCTGATGTTGTTAACTCTCTGTTTTCTCTCGCTGCGGTTTGAAGAATTTCTTTGATTTTATTTTCTTTTTCTTGGGTCTTTAATTTTTCTTGTTCGTAATGCTGATTTAGTTGCTCGATACGCTTATTTTCTTCTTCTGCTGTTAAAACGTATGAATCAGCGAAAAACTTTTTAAGGCCTTCAATCTCTTTTTGTTGTCTTGCATTTGTTTTTTCTATAATTGTATTAGCTAACTTGTCATATTGTCCGATTAGCTTTTGTGATTGTTCTTCAGTTATCACTTCATGATTCAATCTAATTTCAGTTAACTTTTGTCTAATACCATCAGATAACTTAAAATACTCACCAAGAACTTTCTTTGTGGACGAGCTAACTTTACCTTCTGTATTCGTAGCAAAACGATCTACCGAAGCGATACTGTCCTCTGTTGCTTTTTGATATGCTTTATATGCGACAACACCAGTTCCAATGAGAGCGGCTGCAATTAAGCCAACTGGTCCAAATAATAAACCTATTGCACTTCCTAAGAATCCAACCGCAGCACTAGCAAGACCTGCAGCACCACCAACAATCCCTAATGATGTTGCCAATGCTCCAATCCCAGACATGATCATCCCAACTGCAGCAAGAACTACACCTATTGCCGTTGCTACCGCCGTTAGCGCAAGAACAATACCACCTGTAATTGCAATGGCCTTTTGTACTGGACCTGGTAATGAGTTAAATCCATCTACAAGTTTCTGCAATCCAGCAACAAAAGCACTAACCACAGGGGCAAGTGCGTCACCAATTGTCTTTTTCATTGTAGAAAATGCCGAGTCTAATAATGTAATTCGTCCTTGTAGAGTATCAATTTTAGTTGCTGCAACATCAGCTGCTGTAACCTTCGACATGGAATCCCACATCTCATTAACACCCTTTGCCCCTTCTTTAAAGAGAATAGTTGCACCACGTACAGCATCCGAACCGAATAATGTTTCTAAAGCCATACTTCGTTGTTGGTCTGTTAAATCTTTCATAGACTCATGAAGTGTTCCTGAAATATTTTCTAGACTTTGAATATGCCCTTGTTGATCGTAAAATTTTGATGATAAGAAAGCCGAACTCGTGGCTAACTCACGGAATGCTGTATCACATTTATCGTTCCACTTTGTAACCCCTTCGGTTTTCATTACGTATTTTTCTAAAGCAACTTCTATATCTCCTACATTTCTTGAAGCTGGTTGAATACCGTTTTTAACTAAGAAATCAAAACCCGCTTGGGCGTTATATGTGATAAGACCTAAATCTTTCATTTTGTTATACGCTTCTTTAGTAGATGGGTTTAACCGCATAAGCATTGTTTTTAGTGAAGTACCTGCATCAGACCCTTTTACATTCGTTATATATGAGCTCTTTATCTCATATTCTCCAATTTTCACTGGAGTATCGGACTATATCATCATCCTCGCCTTACACGTTAGGATGGGACGCGCTCGTGGGGTTTTACTGTCCGTTCTGGACTCCATACCCTAGTCTCTGAACCCTTCATTTATTCCTAAATGACTCGGCTGCTGATTAGCATAGTTATATAACCTTAGATTCCCAGCAATTCACGTCCTTTACGCTGCGAATCTCTCCGCAACGGGGCTATATGTTAACCCATTCTGAGCAAATACTGCAAGAGTCGTAGCTGTATCTTTAAACGTCATTCCAGCCCCTGCTGCTACTGCTGACGATGCCGCTAAACCATATTTTAGTTCACGTACATCTGTAGCTGATGCATTTGCTGCACCTGATAATATGTTAGCTGCATCTGCTACTGAAAGATGATCTGCTTTAAATGCATTTAAGGCCGTGGATGCAATCTCTGCCGCCTCGCCTAATTCTAGCTCTCCTGCTGTAGCTAAGTTAAGAGCACCTTCTAAACCACCATTTATAATATCTGTTAAACTAACTCCGGCTTTTATTAATTCCTCTATACCTTGTCCTGCTTGAACACTAGAGTACTTTGTCGTTTCTCCCATGTTAATAGCTAATTCACTTAACTTTTTCATTTCTTCTCCAGTAGAACCAGATACTGCTTTAATGTTCGCCATTTGTTGTTCAAAATTCATTGATTCAGTAACCGCGGATTTTAAACCACGTCCTATCGCATAAGTCATTCCGCCAAACACCATACCGATTTGCATTCCTGCATTTTGCAAATGGTTACCTAATGTCTCCATACGATTACCAAAATTCAATAAACGATTACCTTGCTGCTCTAATTCTCGATTTGACTGCTGCAAACCAGTTTCAAATTGATTAAGCTCAGCTGTAGCGCGATGAATTTGTTCAGCATAATGTTGTGCCGATTGACTTGCTTCGCCTTCTTCTGTTTTTGCACGATTATATGCTTGTTGAAGTTCCCTAATCTTTTCTTTCTGCTTATCCACCATGCGAGTGAGAACATCAATTTTTGCCCGTGTTTGCTCTGTTGCATTAGAAAAACCGCCCATGCCTGTTGTAATAGACTGAAATTCAGCCTGTAATGATTTCAAAGAATTATTTAACTTATCCATCCCTTTTTGTTCAGCTTGACGGTTTACTTGTTTTAATTCATTTTCAAATCTATTTAAATCAGCAACCGCTTTATTGACCTGTGAAGCATATCGTTGAGTTGCTGCATCATTTTCACCCAACTTAGCCTTATTTTGATCATAGGCTTGGCGTAATGCTCTAACTTTTTCTTTTTGTGCTTCAATCAATCTATTAAGTGCATCCGTTTTGGCTCGTGTTTGCTCACTAGCGTTTGCAAAACCACCCATACCAGTACTAATTGATTTCAATTCATTCTGTAAAGTCCTTACTGCACGTCCTGAATTCGCAATACCTTGACGAAAGTTCACATTATCAAGGGAAAGCCTAACTACTAAATTATTCATTTCATTCGCCAATGTCTCACCCCCTTGCTAGATAATGTTTTCTGCTGGAACTTCAATTTCATTCGAATTCTGATTTTGGCTATTCGATTCATCTTGTTCACGGTATTTCTGATTTAACCTTAAATAATGCCAAATATCCATTTCATTATCGATGTGATAATGTTTATATCCTTGACGTAATAAAGAGAGGTAGAGCTCATCCATAAACTCACTGAATGTTAGCCCTCCTCCCTCTACGCGTTTGGGTTTTCTTCTTCTCCAGATCCAGAATTACCACCAGCCGCTTCCACTGTTTCATTAATAATTGCATTAATTACATCTGAAGTAGTTGATAAGAATTTACGTGCATCCACACCATCCCAATATTGATCTAATGTAAATTGTCCATCGTATACTTTCACTACAAATTTGACCATTTTATCCATATCCTCTGGACCAGGATTATTTGGAATTTCAGCAAGCTCAGGTGCCTGACGGATTAGACGAGCTGGAATGAACTCCGGTAAATTAAAAGTTTCATTTTTCTTATTGATTCGTAAAGTTAATTTCATAATTTATTCCTCCTTAGTTAATAAAAAAGAGAGAGCTTTTGCTCCCCCTTACTTTCCTGTTGGTGGTGTTACTGGTTTTTCATATACCTTTTTAAACCAATTATCACCAATGGCTTTTGTGAACGTAGGCTCATCAGCATCAGCCGTAAATTTCGGTCTATCATCAAAATCACGTTCAATGAACGATCCTTTAAGTTTTGTAGTCTGGAAGTTCGGTTTATCCTTCTTAGTTTCGGCTTCTTCTTCCTCTTGCGAAAGCTTACCTTTGAGCAACCAAACATACCGATACTTACTATTTGCTTTTAAAAAACGATAACCGATTGCTAAATATGGTTTATCACCTTCACGCTTTTCATCTAATACACCATCTGTAACTTCTGGATATCCTTCAATATCTGCTTTTGCTGATAATGAAAGTCCACGAACTTCAATTTCAACTTCTACTTCTCCATCAGATTCGGCAATCTCTGATTTTTTGTTATCACTCCACATAATTTCTGAAGCTACTTTTTTAGATGTTTTAACCTTTACTGCCCCTTCTAATTTTTTTACATCTCCATATGAAACACCTGACGCATCATCTTTTACTAGTTTTGCATAAACAAGACTATCTACACCGACAGTCGAACTAATTGTAATAATTTCTCCAGCCATCTATAACTCCACTCCTTTCGCAAATCGCATCGCGTAATGAAAAATCTGTGTATCATCTTCATATAAATCAGCAACCGCATAACGTGAGAAACCAATACTTTTCATGATTTCATTCACTTTTTGATGAATCACTGTTGTACTACTCTTTGACCAAATGTCGATTTGAAATGTGATTTCACTTTCGCTTTCATCATTATCTGCAAATCCATCTGGCCTATTATCTAATTCAAAAAATGTAATACGTGGAAACTCTTCAGCATTTTTGGCTTTACGATAATAAACACGTTTTCCACCTAATAAAGAAACAAGCCCCTGATTATTTTCAAGAGCTTGCACAATTTCGGGGCGTAAATTCATCATATATTTAACCTCATTTCATTCTTCAAAATATCTGTCATAGCACGAATTGCTGCTTCTTTTGAAGAATTAAAACCTGGTTCTATAAATGGTTGAGCTGGCATTTTAGATGTTCCCCATTCTAAGAACTTCCCATAAAAGAATGGAGAGCGATCTGCTTTATCTATCCCGATTTTAATAGTTTTTATGCCGCCTTCCATTTTAGCTTTTGTAACTCGTATATTATCAGCCAAATGTTGTCCTGTACGCCACGGTTCACTTTTTGTTGCTCTTTTAGGACTATCACTTCTTGGCGCTATTTCGGAAATAGCTTTTCGAATAGGTTCTCCACCTGCTGCAAGAGCTTTATCTTCAATCTTTTCCCCACGTAGACCCATTTGCTCTAATTCAGATATCAAGCGATCAAAGCCTAAAAAATCAACACCATCAGCCATTCATTCCACCACGCTTCCACATAATTGATAAGGTGTGTTTTTCAGTTGGAATAACTGAAACAATGTCATACATTACGTTCTTATATTTAATCTTCATATCAGCATTCACATCAGAACGATATCGGATTTCTGTTTCACCTTGAATTTCGCTATTAGCTGCCGCGGCTTCAAAGTATTTTCCTCCCTCTATAAATGCTTATATATCAACGGTTATAACCGCTATTGGGGTGTCAAAATTTTTTTTCGACACACTAGATTAACAATAATTTATATATATGTGAAACACTTACAGAGCTTGGGTACGCTACGCTGTTTCCACTGGATAAAATTGGTGGAATTTAACCGTATGTGATGCACTGTGGATCCCTGCAAAACTTATGATGACGTACCCTCCCATATCTCTGGGCATCTTGTGCCTACATTCCTTCGTTCGGTCTAGTCATAAGGCAGAGGCTGACGAAGCTCCCTTAGGGACTCGAAGTCTTATGGAAAATATAATGTCAGCTTCTCCGTGTCATCCTATTGTCTAGTAAATGAAACAGAAGATAGGCGTTATACTACCCCTTCGAGGCTTGGGATATCTTTCAACATACGCTGTGCATCAAATGCCACTTTCTTTGTACCAAGTGCATATAAAATCTTCAGTAATTTTCCACACAAAATCACCATGGATTGCTTTTTACGTAACGGATTCTTGGCTCTTGTCGTGTAATAAACATGTAACTGACGAAATGCTTCGTTACAACGGACCATCGGCATCATAACGCGAAAGAGAAGCGCACGTAAGTGCCTCCGTCCCCGTTTGGAAATGCGTTTTTGTCCCTTATGTTGACCGGAAGAATGCTCACGCAACGTTAACCCCGCAAGTTTAATTAATTGTCGTGGGTGCTGATAATACGAAAAACTTCCGATTTCAGATAGCAATTCTACAATGGTTCTATCCCCAAGACCAGGAACAGTTGATAACCATTCATACTCAACAGAAGTTTTCGCCAAATCTGTCAATTGGTTTGTGAGCTCTTGTATTTCGTGCTCGATTTGGCGATAACGGCGGACTAATGTGGCAATCTCTATGCGGGCCATCTCTTGTCCTTCTGTTACACCAATAGAATGATAGGCTACCTGTGCCAATTTCATAATTTTTGACTTCTGTGGAGCCTTGATACCTTCAACTTGCCGATAATGATTCAAGAGTTCCTCTATCTTCTTTGCGATGACATCACATGGAAACGGTGTACATTCTAACGCTGCCATGGCTGTTTTCCCAAAGTCAGGAAACACTTGTGTAAATTCAGGGAAATAGCGATCTAACCAGCGAATGAGCTTGTTTCGTATCGCACTCTGTTCTTCGACCAGTTGATTCCGTAAGGTAGCACCTACACGAAGCTCTGCTTCTACACCAGCTAAAATACGTGGATAACTGAATCGGCCATCTTTTACAAGGCGGGCAATTACAAGCGCATCTTTTGCATCATGTTTCGTCTGTAAGTTATCATCTAACTCTTTGGAACGCTTCACATGCATCGGATTTACCATAACCAATGGAATCCCTCGTTCCGTAAGGAAGTAAGCGAGATTCAGCCAATAATGCCCGGTAGGTTCAATCCCCACAATTACATCTGTTTTCTGATATTCTTTCATGGCTTCTAAAGTATTTTGATAAAAGGCTTCAAAGCCTTCTTTTGATTGTGAGACCGGAAATGCTTTCTGTAACACACGCCCTCGTACATCAATGAAACTCGCGTAATGTGTTCGTTTCGCAATATCCATTCCGATCACAAGAGTCGTTTCGGTAACTTGATTAATTTTGGAATTCTGAATACAATCCATATAGAGCCTCCTTGGTTATGAAGTAGGGATATTTGACACCCCAGCATCATACCAAGAGGGCTTTTTATATTTCAAGTACCCTAAAAATTTCTAACAGGAATGCTCCCTTTAAAAAAATAAAAGAGCCCCATACAGTAAAGGAATCCTTGTAACCTTCTATTGGATCACCGTCCGGGCTCTTTGCTTCCTCGTCTTTCACTTGAAATGTAAGACGTTTATCTAATTTACCTGGATTCACTTGAATCACCACCACAATATTGCAACTGAACTAATATCGACTGCAAACTAAATGCCAATTGTTCAGCTTTTCCAACCGCTTCACGGTTTTCATGCCAATGAGCAATTAAAATACGAGCTGCTAATTTAGCAAGCTCGCTTTTTAAATCCACATTTTTACTTGTAGCATTTTTAATATATATTTCAGCTGCGATTACGAAAGATGTAATGAGATCGTCCTCCTCATCCCCATCCACACGAAGATACTTTTTTGCTTCCTCTAATGTTAGTACCAAGAAGGACACCCCCTACCTTATTAAGCTCCTGTTTTAGGTGCAACCGTAATTTGTCCATATACAACTGCTTCTGTATCCCACGGAGTAACATCTTCGCGCTCAATTGCTCGGAACTCAGAAGTATTTGTTCTCCAAGCGTTTCCACCTTCTTTAGTCATATCAATAGACAATTGTTTTCTATCCCAAAGAATAATAGCTTCTTTTAAATTACCAACAATGAAAGGTGCTTTCCCATCTTTATCTGTAGCAATTGTCTTGTTTGATAAAGTAATAACTGGTTTTCCTGACAATAAACTACGTGTTGGATTTGTTGGGTCTGGTTGAAGAAGCGGACGACCATTCTTATCTTCTAATTGATCTAAGTAATTGAATCCATCTTGATTAGTGAAAATATTAGCTCCAGCTGCAAATGCCGGGTCTAATGTAACATTTAACGCTGTTTTAATGCCTTTATAATCCTTAAAATCAACCTTTGTCAATTTGTTGAGTTCTTGTAAAATTAGATAGTTACGAGTAGCAATAGATTTCTTAGCGATCCATTGGCGTAAATATTCTTCTAAAGCTTGATCTGTATCATCTAATAAATCATTTGGTACTGGTAAAAATCCTGCGTAATCTTCAATAGCATAAGATAAACGTTCAAATTCAGGAGAAGCAATTTCTTGCATCGCATTCGGCTTACCATACTCAGATAATGGCGCAAATGGTGTTGATGCCGCACGCTTTTCTAATGTACGAGCCCCTTTATTTGTTGAAACAGGTTGTACATTTACATATTGTTCTAAGTTATCAACTGTTTGTTTTAACTGATTAATAGTTGTAGTAATATCTTCTGGAACAATATAACCGCCATCTTTACCTGTATTCTCAGATAAAGCTGCTTTATATTCCTGCATAACACTTGCTTCTTCATGACTCAAACTTTGGCCACGAATAGCTTTCATAAATACGTCTTTGTATGATGGATCTTCATTTTTAACTGATGCTGGAGGTAATACTCCTGCCTGTGAATTTACAGGCTCAGGAACTTGAATTTGCTTCATTGTTAGATAGTTATCCAATTCATTTTTCGCGTTTTTCGCTTCCTCAATTTTTGCCTTTGCCTCTTCATATTTACCACTATTGTTAAATTCTTCTGCTTTCGCTTTTAAATCAGCAACTTTTTGACGTAACTCTTGTTCACGTTTATCCATTCGGTATTTCCTCCTTGTTTTGGCACAAAAAATAGACCTAAAGCTCTAACAGGTCTAGTGCGTTTTGTATTTTTAATTGTTCGCTATTATCCTTTTTGGGAATAGAAGGAGCCTTTGCTACAATCTTATTTGGTGTTTTTTGATATTTATCAAAATAATCACTGCTACATGCTGCAACTTCTTTTGTTTCCACAACTTCTATATTGAAGTATTTTTCGGCTTCTTCACCACTTAACCAAGTCTCAGCATCTACTAATTGTTGAATTTCTTCAATTCCGATGCTCTCTTTCAAGTTTTCCTTGTATACATTCATAATTCCAGACTCAAGGTTATCCAAATCCTCTGCCATTTTACGAAGGACATTTGCATTACCTCTAGTAACAGTCCATGGTTTATGAATCATTAAAAATGCATTAGAAGGAACAACAACGCGATCACCAGCTAGGGCGATTACGGAAGCAATTGAAGCTGCCACACCATCTACATAAACAGTTTTTTGAGCCTTATTGCGCTTTAACATATTATAAATAGCTAAACCAGCAAATACAGAACCACCACCACTATTTACATAGATATTAAGGTTACTTTTATCATCTAATTGCCCTAAAATGTTTTTCACATCATCCGGCATAACATCCGAATCATCCCACTTCCAGCCAGTATTATTTACAATATCACCGTAGATAAATAGATCCGCTGATGATTCCGTTTGATTTTTAATAGTGAATACATCTTTAATCGTCCTCACCTCCCTTCTGTATTGCCCCTCCATTAGCTTTCGCTAATTGGTATTCATCGGCAATCTCAATAGATACATGGTTTAAGTCAACACGATGTTTATCACCGTATTCCCCAATTCCATCCATATCTTCAAGCTCTAATACTTTATTGATTGAGAAAGCACCAACATCTAACATGATTTTGTAGAATTCCGCTCGTGATTTAGAATCAGCACGTAATAAGCTTGTCAGATTGAATTTTAAATAATATCGTTTTTGCTCATTAAATGAAAAAGCTTTGTAAGAAAACTCTTCTTCGTACTGTATAAGAATTGGGCTCAAAGTATTTTGAATAAAGTCCAACGCCTGTTGCTCAATATTGGAGAAAGTAGCACGATCTAACTCATTAATCATGTGCAAAGGAATATTAAAGATATTTGCAATCTCGCCCTTATCAAATTTCATACCTTCAATAAATTGGGCATCTTTTAAAGGCATTCCAACCTTCTCAAATTCTAAACCAGCATCTAAAATAGCAATTCTTTGAGCATTATTTAATCCTGTATTTGCCTCTTCCCATGCATCACGAAGTACTTCTTTCGCCTCTTTACCAAGTGCTTGTTGCGTTTTTAATATCCCACTATGCGCTGCACCGTTTGTAAAGAACTTACCTTTAAACTTTTGTGCCGCCTGTGAGCTACCTATTGATTCTCTTGCAATCTGAATAGGTGGTTTACCCTTCAAACCATCAGTAGACAATGTAGTAAGATGAATTATGTCATCATCAGGTATTTTTACAGGTGTACCATCTGGAAGACTAGTGAAATACCATAACTTATTTGTCTTTAAATCAACAGTTGGAGTTGTAACAGCTGGATTTAATACCCACAACTCTTTCGGTCTGCCATCCACACCCCAATGGATATTGATATAAGCATTCCCCCATGTATTACGATGTGTTTCAATTAAATGTTTGAATTTAAATGGGCTTTGATAAGGATTTGGTCTTCTTTCTAGAACAAATGACACTTGATGCGCCTTATCCCGTTCCCTACCCTTCGCTGTCTTCTTAAACGTTTGAAAAGGTAGCATCGCAACACTATTTGCAAGGATGTTAATGCACCGATAAACCGTCGGAACACCTAAAGAGGACTCAACCGTTACCTTTTCACCACTTGCGGCTTGATATCCAAATAAACTTTTGAACCAAGGAGAAGGATTTTTTAAATCTGTCGTATCCTGATTTCTAAATAACTGCCGAAAAATCAAATGTTTCACCTCCTTTCTATCTTCTTATCATTACCACCCCCAGCATTGTGAGAATAATCCCTAATAGATACCATCCATAAATCGGATTAACAAAAAAGTCGTCCCTACAATAATGGACAACCCCGAAATCAATAGAATATCTTCTAAAATACTTATGAAAAATAATAAGAATCGCATGTGATTCCTCCTAGAATGAGAAATCTTGACTTAAAATATAGGAGTTTAAGTCCATCTCACCAGAATTAAGCATGCATCGAACATGCGAGTTAATTACAGCCGCTATCGGATCAATTCTTTCTGTTGTTTTTGACTTGTCCAACATAATGTTTTCGTTCGCATCCTGTTTTGTTATAGCGTTACTCGTTGCCCAATTTAATACAGGATTGTTATTGTGGATGACTTTCTTTAAATACACTTGTTCTCTAAAATCTTTTGTAGGACCTGATAAAGTTGCCATCCCTTGGCGTATTTCTATCATCGTATACCCTTCCGCTTCCATGTCTTGCATGAATTGCGTTGCATTCCAAGGATCCGCACATATTTCTTTAATCTTAAATTTATGGTCTTTTTCCATATTTCTAATATGTGTTTTGATAAATTCATAATCAACTACCGCACCAGGTGTTGTGGTAATCCATTTTTGTTGTACCCACAAATCATAAGGCACTTTATCCGTTTGTCTCTTTTCAACTAACGTATCTTCCGGCATAAAGCTATGACTTAACACGATATACTTATCATCCTTTTTAAACTCGAATGAAATACTTGTTAAATCAATTTTTGCTGATAAATCGACACCTACTGTACATTCCAATCCTTTTAATTCGGATAATTCCACAGTTTCTTTACAATTTTTCCATTTTTGCATGTCCATGTACCCATTTTCTTTCATGTCCACCCAACGATTCATGTTTTTAGTCAGGAAATTCCGCATTTTTTCTGGGACATCTAATGCTGATTGAAGTTCTCCTTTTAAAAAAGATTGTCCTTCTTCATAACTACATAAAATAGGATTCGCTTTCTCCCAGACTTCAGGATTCGTAATTTCATCATCCTTATCTAATTCATTGACCATCACAAAATATTCTTCATTTTCAATATCAATGTTCGGGTCTAAAATCTTAGAAACATATTGATACTCCACACGATAGCAAGGATGGCTCAAGTTGAAACCAGCTGTTGTAATAATCATCATGAGTGGATTCGGACGAGCACCTGAACCTGACACCAGAACATCATAAATTTCAGAGGTAGGATGGGCATGATACTCATCAATAATCCCGCACTGAACATTTAGTCCATCCCCAGATTTTCCCGCATCTTTTGAGAGCGCGGAAATAAAAGAATCTGTTTTGAGATGCTCAATTTTCCCATACGCAATATTGAATTTTTCTTTTAGGTCTTCGCACCCATTCATTTGCGCTTTAATTTCATTCCAAACAATTTTACTTTGCTCTGTTTTTGTGGCACCAACATATACTTCCGACATATTCTCACCAAAGGCCATTGCTTCATATGAGCCCACGCACGCTAAAGATTGTGACTTTGCATTTTTACGCCCTACTTGCCAATATGCCTTTTTAAATCGACGTAACCCTGTATTTCGGTGCACCCATCCATAAATATTGCTAAACACGAAAATTTGTATGGAATGTGGTTCAATTCTCTGACCTGCTAATTTTCCTTTTGTATGTTTAAAAAGAGACATCCACTTTAAGAAACGAAGCGCTTTTTCTTCCTTAAAAACATATGGAAAATCTTCAGAACCTTCACGCTCAATATCTCTTAAAAATCGTTTACACGCTTGTTTATGCTTCTGACAAGCAACAACTTCACCATGTAATACATCATCACAGTAGTCCATCATCCATTGTCTGATCATGTTATACGTCAAACTCCTTCTCTACGTTTGTTTTAGGGCCTTGTTTTATATTTGGAATGACAATTTTCGCTCTTGCACTCGGTGTAAGACCAAACTCAACAGCCAAAGCCTTCATTTGTTCATGCAATTGCTTCTTCTTTGTAAGTAGTGGATGGGGAACTTTATTGGTTTCAGCTGCCTTATTTGTATATTCAACAAGAAGTCCTTCTTCTCGTATAATTTTGGTGCATTCAACATAGTCAGAGTAAGCATCGCAATACGTTGCTAATGCATTCACATCTATGTTTGTAATAACATCTAGCTCTAGTAATTCACCAGCAATCCGTCTAAATTCTTTCTTAGCAATTGAATCTAACCACGTTGGTGGTTTTACCTTGTCCTTTTTTGCTTGTAACTGTTTTTCGGCTTTTAATCGCTGCTCAATTTCATCTTTTGTCAATCGATTTGTATTACCTTCTAATAAATGCAAATGAATCGGTTTCGCTTTCCTTCCTATGTGAACCACCTCCCTCGGCTGAACCCCCTTTTATGGAATAAAACGAACTTTTTGCACGGAAAGCTAGGCGGCGGTCTCCAGGAAGCTTCCTTTTGCTTTTTCATAGTGGGGGGATGTTTATGAATTTTTTCTTTCAAATTATTTTTTGTTTTTCTTCTCATCTTCTTTTGTTTTTTTGTTATGGCAAGCATGGCAAAGCGTTTGTAAATTTGATGGTTCTAATCGTTTCGACCAATCAACACGAATAGGAATGATATGATCGACTACATCACCTATCTTAATGATGTCCTTGCTTCTACATTGAACACATAAGCCATGATCTCTACGATAAATAAGCTCACGCATATCCTTCCACAATCTTGAGTTGTAGAATGAACGTGAGCTTTTGTTTCGAATATGTTTGTCGTAATATCTTACGGTTTCTTTTTCCTTTTCGATATGTTTAGCACAATACTTATCCCGTGTTAGTTCATTGCAACCTAACGACTTACACGGCTTGAATGGTTTACTTGGCACATTCCATCCTCTTCCTCAACCGTCTCATTTCAACTTCGATAGCCAGATTCTTTTTATTAATCCGGTCGTGACACTTTGCAATGTCCGCTTGTTGCTTACGAATCTTATCGTTTACATATGCAGCAACATGTTCCTTGTCACAATGAGGACATGTGAAGTAACACTTCTCAATACGATTAGGAAGCTGTGCTACTTGTGGTTGCATATCGTAATCTTTATTGCATTTAGAACAGTATACTTGCATCTACCCTCACCCCTTTAGAAAGAATATTCCAATTATACATTTACAAATAAATACAAGTTGTTATAATAAAATTAACATTGCCATCAGGAAAAGTGATTCGCACCCCAAAGCGAGTTACTTTTCCTTTTTTATGGCTATTTTTCTAAGAATTCATCCACCGCTTTACTAAGCAAACTAATCATTGCTTCTCTCTTTTGCTTCGGTGTTGTATTATCTTGCATTTCATTAAAGATAGGAAGTACACTTTCTAATTTCTTTTTATCGATGCGTTCGTTTACAAGATCCTGTCCTAACATTGAAATGAATGTACCAATTGCAACCGCTTGTTCTTGTTTATTTAGTTTCATTTATCTCACTTCCTTTAATCACGCGACCTTGAATTGAATCAGAAGTGTGTTCTATTATAGACTCAGCTAATACTTTCCCGTCTAATGAAACCCCAACTTTACAATCCATTCCTACCGATTTGCTATCATTAATCTTTTTAATTACTACAGATTCTTTGACTATTTCTCGAACATGAGTTATATCAGCTTTTGTTGCCAATCCTCCTTCTAACATAGTTACTCTTTTTTTTAGTTCTTCAATCGTTTGTTGTAGTCCAGTAACTTGGACTCTTAATTCAACAATTCCAACTTTCATTTCGTTGTTTTGGTTATCCATCATTCATCCTCCTCCAAAATAAAAAGCACCCGTATGGATGCTTTGAAATTGGTTATTAATTTGTACTTTCATTCCGGTACGTGAAGTTTCATCCTTATTCCAATCACCTAATGATGAACCGCTGATATGCACCAACAATATTAAGTAACTGGAAGAAGAGCAAAAGCTCTCCCTAATAACGGTATCATTCAATCGTTACCATCTGTTGGTTTCGGATTTTACTTGCCGTCATTATGAAACCGTTTAAACAACATATAGTTTATAAAGGAATTTATGAGTTGTGTTTTCCGCCACTTCTCACAATACAAATATATCATGGTAATTCCAAAACAACCGGCACATTTACTGCCAAAAAGCGGTCACGACTCTGCCACTTTATATGGTTCAAATGATTTTAATATCAAAGTAGCCTTAAGCAATTGGAATAATTTTTGAATATCTACCTTAGATAGAGAATTATAATCATGATAACCATGCGCTATCGCATTACGATTTAATTCTTGTCCCAATTGCTTTGGTATATCAGCAAAGATTTTTTCATACATTCGAAATACAGATAGTACAAAAATTTTATTTAAATTCTCTTTTTCTACATGATTATAATTTTCAGGGTCCATCACTTTTTTAATCCCATATCTATTCGGTTTATGATTAACAACTATATTATCCTTTTTATATATCCAAAACACCATAATTTAACAACATGTTCAAACGCTGCAAAAAGCGGCATTGCACACAATTTATAAAATCCGGCTTTATATGCTTGATAAGCTTCTTGGATTAACGTTGCATGAAGTTCATATATAGGATCTTGAACTAACTTTGTTACAATTGATTCAAGATTTTCATCCATATATTCTGACAAGTCATCTTTTGCTATCACTCCATTTACTATAGCAGTCGCAGTACCTATATCTAAACACCAATAATTCTCTTCTTGCTCTACTAATATACCCTCTAATTCTTTTAATTCTTCTGCTACTGCTTCACGTAATAAATCCCAATCAATTTTGTTATACATCTCTATTATTGATTGAATTTTCTCGCGCATTGAATTTTGGATTTCTATAATTGGGCTCATTTTCTCCTGCCATGCCTCTTGTGCATCAAAAAACGGTTTCATTTTCTCCTGCCATGCTTTTTGTGCATCCGATAAAATTCCAGTTATTTCAGACGAGTATAAGTTTTGGTTGGAAATTTTCTTTACAACCTCTTCTACTCCAACATTTTCTTTTCTTTTTTCTACTGCACTCCTCTTTTTATACCTTTTTTTCTTTCCCATTGGTTAAACACCCCTTTTATCTAATATTCTATCATTAAAATATAAGAGTTAAAATATCCCCTTTGAGTTACCCATATCTTATATTGTGTGTAACTAATCTAAACGCTACAGCCCTTGATATCAATAGCTTCATAGCACTTTCTCTTTTGAGTTACACAACACAATAAAAATGAGTAACTGTATAGAATAGGGTAGCACCACACATCCATCAACTTAAGGAGAATAAACGCTACCAAAACAAAAAAAGCCCCAAATTTTTCTTGAAAATTGAACTGCACCCCAATCGTTAGACACGACTAACAATTGGAGGTGCAGTTTTTTTATGGCTAAATTTTCTTCAAAAGAAAAAATACAAGCAGTAAGACGATATTTAGAAGGCCCGGAAGGCGGGACAAGTATTGCTAAATCTATAGGCGTGGATCAGCGGGTATTTTATCACTGGATTAGCCGATATGAATATTTCGGTGAAAAAGCTTTTGAAAAACGCTATACATCCTACTCTACGCAATTTAAACTAGACGTACTTAACTATATGATTGAAAATAGGACGTCTATCAGGGAAACAGCGGCAATTTTTAATATTCCATCTTATGAAACGGTTCGTAAATGGAAAGTAGCTTATGAAACAGAAGGATTGGATGCCCTACAACTTAAAGAAAAGAGGCATCCGTCTATGAATAATAAAAATCACAAAATAGTGAAAAAGCAATCACCAGTTGAAGGCTCCATTGAAGAACTCCAAGAGGAGTTAGAAAGGTTACGTATGGAGAACGCGTATTTAAAAAAGTTGAATGCCTTAGTTCAAAACAAACAGAAGTCACAAAAAAAGACAAAGCGCAAGTAGTTTATGAATTAAGGCATCAATTTCCGGTACAGCGACTTTTATTGCTTGCCAATATTCCACGTAGCACATATTATTATTGGTTGAAAAATGCTAAACGTCCGGATCCAGATGCAGATTTGAAAGTATTAATTCAAGCTGTTTATCATGAACATGAAGGTCGTTATGGTTATCGCCGTATTCGTGATGAACTTACTAATCGTGGACATAAAATAAATCACAAAAAGGTACAACGCATTATGAAAGAATTAGGATTAAAGTGTTTGGTCCGTATGAAGAAATATCGCTCTTATAAAGGAACTGTTGGAAAGATTGCCCCTAATATTTTAGAACGCAATTTCAAAGCAGAAAGGCCAAACGAAAAATGGGTCACGGATATTACGGAGTTTAAATTATTTGGAGAGAAATTATATGTATCGCCAATGTTGGACTTGTTTAATGGTGAAATTATCACATATACAATTGGTTCAAGACCAACCTACGCCCTTGTTTCTAATATGTTAGACCAAGCCTTTGAACGCTTAACAGATGAGGAGTCCCTCCTTATTCATTCCGATCAAGGTTGGCACTATCAAATGAAAAAATACCGTGATTCTCTTCATAAACGTGGTATTACACAAAGTATGTCACGGAAAGGGAACTGTTACGATAACGCAGTTATCGAAAATTTCTTTGGTATTATGAAATCTGAATTTTTATATCGAAGAGATTTTAAGAATATGGAACATTTTGAACAAGAACTAGCAAAATATATATCCTACTATAATCATAAGAGAATTAAGGCGAAATTAAAAGGCATGAGTCCGATACAATACCGAACCCACGCCCAAAACGCTGCCTAATGAAATAACCGTGTCTAACTTTTAGGGGTCACTTCAAATAAGTTGGGGCTTTTGAAACAGAAAAGTATATTTTTAACTATGAAAAATACGATAAATTTTTCCTTTTTTCCTACTTGCTAAATTCAGCAAGTAAAATTTTTTTAAAAGGATTAGGACTGTCAGTTCTACCCAAACTATTCCAATTGACGACCAACGTATGCTTGCCTCCAAGTTTACCTCCAACAAGAGTTGTAAACCCTAGAATGCCACCTGTGTGTCCCCATATCGAGACACCGCTTGGAAGCTTAGTTTCATAGATTCCAAGACCATATCCATCGATTCCTTCTTTTCCTGTAGGAACTGTAGTAAGCATTTGTTTTAGTTGCTGTTCTTTCAGTAATTTGCCACCGAGCAAGTAAGAGAAAAATTTGTTTAAGTCGTCAGCAGTAGAAATCATATCTCCAGCAGAGCTACCTGCACTTGGGTTATAATAAGTAACGTCTTTTAGCTCACTTGCTCCGTCTGGTTGGACATATCCACGTGCATGGTTAGTGCCTGGAATAACGCTTGAATTGCCTGGTAGGAATGTATTCGACAATTCAAGTGGTTCAATAATTCGATTTTCAACTTCTTCCGCATAGCTGTTTCCAGTTACTTTTTCAATAAGGATACCCAGTAATACGTATCCTGTGTTTGAATAAGACCAGCCCTTTCCTGGAGCAAAGTCTGGGGGAAAAGAAATCCCCATCTTCACTAACTCTTCAGCCGTATACGATTTTTTGTATCCGTAAAATCAACGTCTTTTGACCTTGAGTATTCAGCGATACCACTTGTATGGTTCAATATCTCCCGGATAGTAATCTTGTTACCATCATATCCATTTCCTTGAATGACACCAGGCAACCAGTCTTCGATGTGGTCGTCTAGCTTCAGGCGATTCTCTCCAACTAATTGAAGTACAACTGTTGCGGTGAACGTCTTCGTCACACTCCCAATGCGAAAGCGAAAATCTGTTTTCATTGGTTTCTTGGTTCTCAGATCCGCTATTCCAGCGGCATACCCCCACGTTTTTCCACCCTCAGAAGTTTTAGCAAGTATCCCCGGGTATCCAAATTGCAATGTATCTCGCATTGCTTGCTTGACGGAAGTACGATCTCGTTGAGTATTTGTTTGTAACGAACTAGATACATTTTGAGTAGGCTCTGCTTTTACAATTGAGGTTGGTGTTGTATATAACAGGGAACTTCCAGCTATTAAAAGGGCCAGACTTGCACATGTAATTTGACTACGTATTTTCATAAGGCATTCCTCTCCTCTATTCATATTGTATAGGTGTTTGCTTACGGATCCTTACTTCCTGAAAAGACTTAGGGAAAGGCCCTCACGCATATAGATTAAAGCCCCAGTACAAAGGTATCTATCAATACCAACAATTTGAGCCAGTTAAATCTCCATCCCTTCTATAACAAAATTATTCAAAGGTATGAAAGCATATTATGTACCCTTAGTTATTGTTAGGATTAACACAACATGAGACATAGCCCCAACCCATATTTTACTTTATTTATCCATGATATGTATTGAGAAAGAATGTAAATTCGAATCCTTTCCGTATCCCAACTATTAATCGTTTTTTTCATCTATTATAATTAGTTATTTTGAATTTCATAATAAAAACTGTAAAAAAATAACGAGTCCCTTAACGTACAGGAAGCGGTTGAAAAATATGTCTAAACGCACAATTTTCTTTTTTGATATGGTGACCCCATCGCAATCAAGCTAAGGTTTTGAAGTACCCACTAAATGAAATTTCTCTTTCTCTATAGTTAGTTATTTTGAGAAGTCAGCTCATTTTTTGTTTTTTGGGTGTTTACTTTTCTTAAGTTGATGGATGTGGGGGAGCACCACATCCATCAACTTAAAGTTTTAATATACCAGAAATCAGGAATATTTTATTCTGTTAGCTTGATAGCGATAGGGTACAGCCAACATTTCGGAAGCTATGTATGTTAGACGAATTTTAACCTAAAAAAGTCGAATTCTTGTACGTGAAGTGCAGTGATATTTCATTCATATAATCCGTATTATCTGAAGTTAATAAAGTCTTTTACACTCTCTTCTTTAAGAACGTTTCCATAATATCCTTCCTGAATCTTTCATAATCAAACTGAAAAGCTACATTATGCGTTTTATAACCTGGATTAGTAACAAAACGAAAGTCTGCAATGCTTTGACCAAACCCTTCCCCTTGATCAGGAATTACTTTAATGGGTACTCTCGAAAGGCTAACAGCCTCTCTATTTAGCAAATACCACACTGTTACAAAATCATGCATAGGACTTCCACTTATACCTGGATTAGACTTGGAGTAAAAATTATAATAATAATCTAACATAGGTTTAATGATGAGTCCTGCAAGATCCTGTGTATTCCGATGAAATGCATCGATTTGCTCGACCATTTCGGTTGTAACAATCGCATGTTGGGTCACATTTAAAGGGATAATTGTCAAGTTCTTTGCATGTTGCAGAATTAAGTTTGCTGCATAAGGGTCTGCGTGAAAATTAGCTTCAGCCACAGCAGTTACGTTACCTGGATAGAAAAAAGCTCCCCCCATGCAAATGCATTCTCTTACATTTCGCATTATTTCTAAATTTAATACAAAAGTCGTAGCTAGCGAAGAAAGTCTTCCTAAATTAATAATGGTAAGATCTTCTAAATTCGATTCTATAATTTGATAAATATCATTTAAAGGATAAACTGGATATGAAATTTCAGGTGGAATAATAGGTCCTAATCCAACTTTTCCATGTACCTCAGGGAAATACTGAATTAATATACCTGTCAACGGTACAGAAGCACCAAGGAATACAGGTATTTCTTCTCTTCCCGCAATGTACTTTAAATAGTTAATATTTCTTATTACATTTTCTCTTGATACATTTCCATAATCGGCCACAATTCCTACAAGTTGAATGTCTTTACGAAAAAAGGTGTACAGTATAGCAAACGCATCATCAATCCCCAAATCTGTAAACAGGAGAACCTTTTTTTGCATATCTCTTCCTCCAAAATTTATAGAATTCTACTTTCGCCAATGATGTAGTGATTAGACTACGCTTGTATATATATTTTTTATGTATTCTTAAAGAGTGGATTCTATTCACTTGAAATAGCTTTGCTCATCTAAATTTGATTTTATGTTCAAACGTAAGTTTCAGTTCTTAAGTCGATAAGCATGTGTTGCTATCCTTGAACAAAAAAGCAATGATTAGATTTTAAACCTAGTCATTGCTTTATCCATTGCATCTTGGTTTACTCCTATATATCTTAACGTTACTCGCTCACTTGAATGATTGAATATCTCCATCAGCAAAGCTATGTTCTTTGTTTGCATGTACATATGATATCCAAATGTCTTACGTAATGTATGTGTCCCAATCTCCTCTAAACCAAACTTTGCTGCTGTGGTACTAAGTATTTTATATGCCATGCTTCTTCCGATTGGTCGATTCTTTCCTTGTCTGCTCTTAATTATATACTCATAGTCTTCCATATCTTCAATGTACCACTTTAACTCTCTTCTTAATGCTGCAGTAATGTGAATACATTTCTGCTTACCTGTCTTCATTTCACGCATTGATATATGGCTGCCATTTAAATCTCCAACCTTCAGTTTTAAAATATCACTAATACGTAGCCCTGTATTAATTCCTATTACAAACAAAATATAATTGCGTTCATTCTTTTCTTTTAGATATTCTTTAATTTGTTGTATTTGCTCTGAATCACGTATCGGTTGAACAAAATTCATTATTTATTACCTCCAGTTTCTTCTGTCTCATAAACTTCTAATCCTAGTGCAAAAGCAAGTTTATAAAACGCTTTAGACTTCCAACGTCGATAAGTGCGCTCTGACATCCCTATCTCGTTATAAACCATGTAGTCACACACATCCTCTTCTTCTAAATAACGTTTATAAATAATATCTCTTTGAATACTTCCTGCACGTCCGTTTCCTAATCGATTTAGAAACTGATCAATACTTAATGACATTTTTTCAAGCCACTCTTCTCGTTTACTTTGTTGAATATTTGCTATAGCAACATCTTCCAATGGTTTTCCAACTGTATGTGTAGGACCATGCTCACGTATTTCATAAGAAGGAGTGACTTTCATTTCTTTACGCATCATCCCAAATTGTCTATGTATACGTACACTTTCCAACACACGTTCTAATTCCTCTTGTGTTGCTGTTCTATCGATTTTTGGTAAGAAAGATAATTGTTTAGTCATGTAAGACCACTCCCTTTTATTTTTAATTATTTTTGTCTTAACGCTCCACGTCTGCGTTCATAACGTGGTCCATGAACTCCCATTAACTCTTCAATTTCACGAGTGCAAAATTTCTCTTTTCTTTTTTTCTTCTTTTTCTTCTTTACGTGATTTGATTGCTTTTTCCATTCACGTAACTGATTCTTTAATCCCTTCATTTCCCCATCTCCCTTTTCAAAATAAAAAGGACACCAATTCCTAAAACAGCTTGAATTGCTGCTTTAATGAATTGGTGTCCTCTAGTTTTCTAGCCGGACGATATTCGATTTTCATTTACTTGATAATACCTGCTTGTACAAATATGTTCCTCCAAGCTTTATTAACTTGGTATTTATCTACGTCTTTCGCACGACGAGCAATCGCTTTTCTTGTTTTCCGTTTCTTTAAATTAGCCATTCTCCTAACCTCACTTTCTACTCAAAGGATTATTTTGTTCAGTTTCTTATAAAGTGTTAATATTCTTCATAAAGGAGGTCTACTAATGAAAAATCCCTGGAAGAAAGTTTCTTTAACTGCTTTCATAGTAATTTTCCTTTTAATAATTTTATATTTTGGCGGTATGTCGCTTTTTTGGAACCAACCCTAAATAAAACTCAATATTCCGTCAATACTGTAGACAACCCATTAAGTTACTTTCTCCTTGTTCCCCCTTGGAGAACCGAGCAGTTAGCTTTTGCTAGCTGCTCTTTTATTTCGTTCTTGCTCTTGCTTCTTAAAGAATTCTTTAACTGCGTTTTCCCAATAAGTGCACATTATCCATCCCCCCTTGAATAAATCCATAAACCTTGTCCATACTATAAATACACTTGAGTTCTGAACTTCCTTCTTAACGTTTTTTTCAGAGAGCAGTTAGCTTTTGCTAGCTGCTCTTTTAATTGCACGTTTTTGTCTTAATACTCATATATTATTGAGAATCAAAATATGATTTTGTATTAAAGGAAAAGTATTCTTTTTCATTACTCCACTCCCTCTTTAAAGGGCGTCGTTTGAAGAAGGTCTTTAAAGAGGGAATACATTTAAAAATCTTGGTTACACTGTAAACAGGCTCGTGAATAGCCAATTTTACTAATACCCAATCTATGTCTATTACCTTGGGCCGAGCAATTAGCAAAAGCTAATTGCTCTTTTATATTGAGTTAATAATAAAATTTAGGTCTTATTCTTTTTCTACATCATATATTTTTAACCTAACCATCCAGCTCAAAGTGTTACCTCCTATCTTAAAGAGCACTGATGCATGGTGCTCTTTTTAGTTTCCTTATTTCTACAAAATGAAATTTTTATACAAAATACACACAACTAAATCAACATAATTTCATATGATATATTGCATCATTTCTTTTTAGAGTGGATAGTCGTTACAGAAGGGCACTTTTCTAAGTGCTCTTATATTTACATACCAAATAGCGTTTTTGTTTGAATTCAATTTTTTAACTATAGCTTTACTAATACTTTTGTGCTAAAATCCACTAGGATATTTATTTTACAATTATTTTTGGAGGCTTTATGAACAATCAAAACAACAATGAAACAAATAACATCGGTAGACTATTAGCTATTTTTCTAATAGTATCACCACTATTAATACCTATCGCGCTCCCTACAGCCATAATTGTCGGAATAAAACAATGGTTGCCTGATGACGTTGTATACCCAAGTATAATGTCACTATTGACCTTATGTATTGGACTTTTCATAGTTGGAATTATCTTCTCTTTCGTATTACGCGTATTTAAATTATCTGAAGAAAAGCTTAAAGAATTAGGTTTCTTAGGATTTACAATTTCAATTGTTAGTACCTTCCTGACAATGTATGTCGGATATTTTTGGCTAGCAAAACTTAATTTCACAGCAGTGCACTTATCACCACATGCTGTATTAATCTTTTCGATTTTATCTACAATTCTTTTAGAAACAATCTTTAAATTGACTGATAAATTTGATACACTTGATACAAAAGAAACACTTTAATAGATATTAAAATGATTATCTTAGAGCATATATCAACATGTGCTCTTTTTTCTTTTAATCAAATAACGATTTTATTTAAAAATTGCACAGCCATAAAAAATATACATACAATACCATGAGGTATTCTTTTTTCAATTTCAATGTTGGCCAGAGCACCTTTTTAGGTGCTCTGGCCAACATTGAAATAAGGATTTTGTTTAAAATTCATTAACATTATTGGTTCCTTTGCATACAGTATTACCATAAGGGATTTCACGAGTTACTCTGGTCAAGTTACCTTGAATTCCTTGCACACCTTAAGGGAAGAATCCATTTATAAAAAATGGGTTCTTTTATTTTTTCTCATACAATAAGAATTTTGTTAAATATTCAATTGACATTTTTACACTCTCTGTATTACTAGCCCACAAAATATTCCGAAACCTTACAAGGTTGTAATACTAATGTAAGGTTTCTCAATATGAACTAACGTATTTATATAGTAAACTATGTATCTGCAATACATATAAAAGGAGAAACATTTATGACTTTTGAAGATAATCGTAAATTAGGCTTTCAACAAGGTTGTATAGTAATAACAGATCAATCCCAATATCTTGTTGTTAGAAAGAATGAAAATTATTCTTTATTAAACATCACAACTGCGGAATGTATAAACTTTGAAGTTTCACTTGAACATCTTGAAGAAATGATCCAAGTAGATTTAAAAGAAAAAGTTCAAGATATCATTCCACCAGAGAATATTAAAATCGTAGCTCAAAACAGGATATAAAATGTATTTTCTAAGAGCACTTTCAATAGTGCTCTTTTTTTCATGAATAGTTTAAAATAACTATTTTGTTATATTCCTTGCACTTTTAAATGAGACAAGCATATGTTGTAGTATAGTGTTTCATCACTTATACACACTTCCTTTTTTCAAGAGTACATATTTAATATGTACTCTTTTTGCATCACTATAAAATAACGCTTTTATAAAGTAATTGATACCCCTGCAAAGCCTTTTATCATATATATAGAATTTTCTCCATACCGTATACAAAGATGAGATTTCTAGAATATGCTGGGAGGTAACATATGACTAACCCAAATATTTACGACTTCATCATGAAATACGCCCGAGGACCCCATTTTCATCAAGAATTCCCCATAATATTATTTTGGAGTCAAAAAAGCGGATGTACATCACTTGCTCATTGGTTTTTTTATCAAATCAACTTGTTTAAGGAAGCCATTAAATATAATCCATTCATCCATAATTATGAGTTCGACATTTACAAAAATTCAGTTTACTACTTTACTGGGCTTGCTAATGCATTATCCACAAATGAAAAACCTACATATAAACTTGTAAGAAATCCCTATAAAAGAGCAGTAAGTTCATTTCTCTCACTAATCGCTCCACCAAATATTGAACATCCCGAATGGGAACCAATTAGACAGTTTTTATATCATGATAAAAACTGCAATAAAAAATCTCCTTTAAACTTTTTTTATATTACTTAAAGTCACATATGAATAATTTAGATGATGTGAACCCCCACTATGTGCAACAATATATCCAAGATGAAGAAAAGTTTATTACAAACTATATTCACCTTGAAAATTTCTCTTCTGAAATCTCAAATTTAGAGAAGATATATGGCTTAAAGAAGTCCCCTTTAGATATACTAACTAAGTCATGGCATCATCAAAGTGGTATCACCATTTTTAAAGGTAACTATGCAGATGCTGATATTACCGACCCTCTATTCCCACGACTCCCAACATATGAAAGTTTTTATGACTCCGAAACTATTCAATTAGTTGAAGATATTTTCAAAAAGGATTTCACTGTATACAAATACTCCCTAACTCCCCTCTAAAATATAGGCATTTTTATAATCATAGATTCATAATTATTACAGAGAAACTTAAGCCACCTACTTAAGTTTCCTCATAATACTCCTGCAAATTGAATGTGGGCACTATTCTAATAGTGCTCTTTTTCTACAAAATTCAAATTTGGTCTTACTTCACATCAACACGTGCTTTACTTGCTTCTCGACTAAAACCATTCGGATATCTTTTAGCTAATTTTGCGATATTCATTTGAGCGATATCTTCTAAGGTATATCCCATTTCGTGAGACATGATTGAAATGTAGTACAAGATGTCTCCCAACTCTAAAGCGATTTTATGCGTGTTCCCTTCTTCTTCTCCTGGACAATGAGCCGGATCAAATCCATGAGCATGGAAAACAGCTTTTTTTACAATATCAGCAACCTCACCAGATTCTCCCGAAAGTCCTAATGCTGCATTTAAAACACGTCCACCAAAATCTTGATTTGTATTCCATGTACGTAATGCTGCTTCTTGGTATTGATCTAATTCACAAATTTGATTGTGGTTCATTACGGCTTGTCCTTCCTTTGATTTACTGATTAATTTAGTTACTTCCATAACACTGTTTTTCATTGCTTTCATTTTGATTTCCCCTTCCTATTTAGCAAATCCCTAATCCTATGGAACGATTTTCAATTAAATACTTATCAGCTTGATCTATTACAAGGAGAGCAACCTCCGCTTGATGTCTCCTTAACGCTTTTGCCATCTTCGGCAAACTCATACCTTGACTCCACATTTCACGAAAACGAATTACATCTCTTTCATCCCAAATGAAGTTAGCTTCTTCTAAAGCGATGTATACCTTCAACCGTGATTCCTTCATCGCTTCATGATTTCTTGCTACACTCATAAGCGAACCTACTTTCTTAAAATGATTATTTTATCTTTTCAGTAAACTTAGTATCTACACGATCAACTTTACCGTTTATCCAAACAGCAACTTGTTCACCAAAACCACTCTCCGGTGGATTAAATGCTGTAACATTTCCATCCTTTACTATTAAAAGCTTGTTGTTACTAACATCAATTTCTACTTTTTTCATATGTCCATCTCCCTTTTACTACCTCATGTATTCGACAACATCGGGTTTAAAGCCACTTCCTAAATAAACCCTTATCGGAATTATTTCTTTTTTATCCCTTGCTGCCTTACACAATTCTTCAGCTGTATCCCAATTGAAAAACTTATCTACAGCTCTTTGAAATCTCCATATTGCCATTACATATTGTTCAAAGATGTCGTAACGATCATCTTGTTTAGTTGTGCGTGGTAATTCATCCGTACCTTTTGCATTACTTGGAACTTGGACACGTACATCAGCGTATGTAGTGCGTCCCCTTCCTCTTTTCACATTTGCCTTCATTACATCGAACTCACAAATTGCTGGCTCTACATCGAAAATGTTTAGTTGCTTAGGCATGTGCCATCCCACTCTTCTGAATAAGGTCCAGTAATTCAATTGCTCCTTCCTTGCTTAAAAACATTCGGCCACCTAGCAACTCTATGTTGGTTTCAGAAACTTCACCCGTTACAAAGCATGACTTTTCATGTTTTCTTAAAACAATGTTTTCACCATCGATATGAAAATCTAGTGCCGTTCCTTCGGTAATACCTAAAGTTCTACGTAACTCTATTGGAATTACCACACGCCCTAGCTCGTCCACTTTTCTTGCAACGCCTGTGTTTTCATACCTTACTCTCCTTTAGTATTTTTATATTTATTTAGAATCTTATCCAAACGTTTCTTATTATCTTCAAGATCATCGCTTTGAGTTTGGTGTGGCTGCTGTATTGGCTCTTGTTCTTCTTGTTTGCGTAACCAATCTGGTACAACTTCCGTTCGTTTGGAATAACCTTTACCAGTACGTTTGTTGTTTTTCTTACTCATTTCAAATCGAGTATCTAAAGCAACAACATCATTTAATGTTTTTACTTTTTCCTTTTCCCAACTACTTAAAATACTGCGAATATATCTCCACTTTGGCACATTTTCATCAATTGCTTTATTAACAGCGTGAATAACTAATTCATTACCGAATCTATCGCAAAACTCACCTAATTCTTGAATTGCAATTTCACTTAACGGAATCCCCTTTTCCAGTAAAAAGTTGTAACTAGTTTTAAATTCTTGATCAATTAATTTCTGAGATGAAGTAGCATCATCATCATTTATCTTTGTAGTAATATTTGTAGTAATCTCTGTATTTGTCTTACGTTCTAGTGTAAGAGACTCTTCCGTTTTATCGTAGGAGGTATTACTTTAGAATGTAAGACACTCTTGCTTTCTAAAGTAATAGGACTATTACTTTTCAGTGTAGGAGGGTTACCATTTCCCCAATACATAATAGATATTTTCTGAATCATTTCAGGTACAGGTTCAACATACATAACGTTATTACACCTAGTTCCGTTAACAAGAATCGTCCTAAATTCAATTTTTATAAGTCCACGTTCTTTCAGAAAATCACATGCTTCTTTTACTTGTCTTTTAGTAAATCCAAATGAATCTGCTAATTGTTGATAACTCTTTTGAAGCGAGTCTGCCTTAAACTTTTGTTTATATTGAACTTGACTAGATTCTTCACTTCTTATTTCAGTAGGTTTATACCAATAAACAATTTCTCCTAAGATAGTAATTGCAACAATATTAGGTTTACCATTACCTAATGTAAGTGTTTTAAACCATCCATGATCTATAACATTTCCACGAAAATTTATTTGCCCTATTTGTAATACCTTGTTGTTCATAGCTTTCACTCCTTTCCATAAAACCAATGTGCTATTTCCCTATTTTCCGTGGTATACTTATAACAACTTGTTTTTTGAAAAGGACCCACTGCCATGGGTCTTTTTACTTTGCTTCACATCACTCCAAGCCCATTGTTTTATCGGCTCATAAGTTATGTAAAATAAAAATGAACCACATGCAATTAATATCGCTAATATAGCTAATGATGTTGTATCTTCCACTAAATCACCTCCTTTTGTGCTTCAAGCCAGGCTTCTAAATCCTTTTGTAAAAAAAGTAGTTTACGCCCTTCTCTTATTACTGGAAACTTAGGATGATTTGCTAATTCATACATTCTACAAACCGCTATGTTTAAGAAAGCCGCTGCTTCCTTCACTCGCATTACCTTGTTTGGTTGTGATTGTTGTTGGAATGAAGCTAAAGCTGCTTGAATTTCTTCGCGAACAACTTCGCGGATTGACTCTTTAATGATTTGATCTAATCCCATTTTGTTTTGCTCCTTTCTGATTTACTTAACTAATCATAACTTAACTTAAGGTTAAGTTATGGACAAAAAATTTTAATTGCATCTAGCTTCACTTTAAAAAACTCAGCAATTTTCACAATTAAATCATAATAAGGTCGACGCTTCCCGTTTTCTATATACCAATAATAAACTTCAGTAATACCCACGGCTTCAGCTACTTCCCTACATGTATACCCCTGCTCTACACGTAGCTGCTTTAGAGTTTTCATAAACAACTCCTCTCTTCCGTTTTTGTTGTTAATTACATAGTAACTTAACTTAAGGTTAAGTTCAAGTGTTTCCCAAATCTTTTTTCAAAAAAATTACCTTTCCACTTAACTGATAGTTAATATATAATGACAGTGTGACACCATAATAGTAATTAAGAAACAATAATTTCATATAAAATAAACTTGGGGTGTTTTTTATTATGTTTAGTCATAAGAGGTTGAAATCATTAATTGAAAGGAAGAGCATTACCCAACAACAGTTAGCTGATGCAATTGGTGTTAGTCATGTTTCTGTTTATAATTATGTCGAGGGGAAAAAAGCACCCGGTACACGTACACTTCAGAAGATAGCAAATTATTTAAAAGTAACAACGGATTATTTGTTAGATTTATCTGATTCACCAGATTTAACAGCCGGCGAGGATATACAGTTAACAAAAGAAGCACACGAAATTCTTCAGATCATTAATGACTTACCTGAAGAACAACGAAAAAAAGCATTAGAACAATTAGAGATGTTTGTGAACTACGAGAAATCTAAAGGAAATATGTAGTGTAAAAAGACTATCCAAAAGTGAAGTGCACCCCAATTGTTAGACACATAATTAACAATTGGAGGTGCATTTTTTATGGCTAAATTTTCTTCAAAAGATAAAATACAAGCAGTAAAACGATATCTAGAAGGTACGGAAGGCGGAAAAACCATTGCTAATTCTATAGGGGTTCATCCTAGAGAACTTTATCAATGGATTAAACGGTTTGAATTTTCAGGGGAAAAGGCGTTTGAAAAACGCTATACAACTTACCCTCTCGAGTATAAACTAGATGTAATTCATTATATGAATGAAAATGGGACATCTCTGAGAGAAACAGCTGCTTTTTTTAATATTCCTTCTTGCGAAACACTCCGAAAATGGAAAGTAGCTTATGAAACAGAAGGATTAGATGCCCTAAAATCAAAGAAAAAGGGGCATCTAACCATGGCCAAAGAAAAAGCTAAGCTACAACATTTAAAACAAAACGAAGTATTTCTTGAAGGTTCTATAGAAGCGCTACAAGCAGAGAATGAACGTCTGCGTATGGAAAATGACTATTTAAAAAAGTTGAATGCCTTAGTTCAAAAGAAGAAAACATCACAGACCAAGACAAAGCGCAATTGATTTATGAATTAAGGCATAAATATAAGGTCGTTGACCTTGTGAAAGTCGCTAATATCGCTCGTAGTACGTATTATTACTGGATGAAACAAGCGAAACGTCCAGATAAATATAAGAAAGTTAAAGAATTAATTAAAGAGATTTTTAGTGAGAATTTTGGGAGGTATGGTTATCGTCGTATTACATTGGAATTACGTAATCGAGGCCATGCATTAAATCATAAAACCGTTCGACGTTTAATGAATATCCTGGGATTAAAATGTCTTGTTCGATTGAAAAAATATCGTTCATATAAAGGGACTGTCGGGAAATTCGCTCCTAATATTTTAAAACGTAATTTTCACGCATCAAAACCAAACGAGAAATGGGTAACAGATGTGACGGAGTTCCACTTACATGGTAAAAAACTATATCTATCACCCATTTTAGACTTATATAACGGAGAAATTATAGCTTACAATATAGAACATAGACCTGCCTATTCCCTTGTTTCTAAAATGTTAAATAAGGCGTTTCAATGTTTGAATGATAAGGAAACTCCTATTTTACACTCGGATCAAGGTTGGCATTATCAAATGCGACAATATCATCAGTCGCTTAAAAAACATAACGTTATCCAAAGTATGTCCCGTAAGGGAAATTGCTTAGATAATGCAGTCATGGAAAATTTCTTTGGCTTATTAAAGTCTGAATTACTTTATCTTAAAGAGTTTGAAAGTATGGAACAATTTAAGCAAGAACTAGAAACTTATATTCATTACTACAATCACAAAAGAATTAAAACAAAACTAAAAGGATTGTCCCTGTGCAATACAGAGTTCAATCCTTAGTAGCTGCTTAATATATTTGTCTAATTTTTTGGGTTCAGTTCAAAGTTAGATAGTCTTTTTTACATAACTTTTTCTTTTTTTGGTTCACTCAAACAGATAGAAAATAATTTCTCTTTCGGATTATCCTCTTCTTTTAAAAGTAATAAAGCTTGTTTAATTAGATTAACTTCTCCTTCTTTGCTCTTCATCTTCTACAATCTCCCTCTTTGTATTTTTTATTTTTGTATTTTTTTACAAAAATTTCTTTTTCTTCTTTTAGTAAAAAAAGAAATTTCTCCTAAAACTACAAATGACACCGTCAATTAAGACGATGCCATTTGTAATATATATATAAACCTTTATTATGTATTTTACCAACCGCCACCAGGGTCAACCATCATGTGTTGGACTGTAGGTTTTAAATCATTTGTACTAGGTTTTTCTTTAATAGAATCAGTGTTAATGAATAATGTAGCAGCTATTAATAGTGCAGGAAGGATTGTAATTATTTTTTTCATTATTTCACCTCTTTCCAAAGACAATTATACCAATTATTCAAATTAAACCCAAGTGTATTTTTGGTAAATTCGAATAAAATATATTACCTGATTTTTGACACATCAAAAGAGATCGTTTCATTAACTCTTCTTTTTTAGTACCTTCATATGTTAAACCTAAATATGCAGTCTGTATGTCTGTCAATCTTCCATTCTTCTCTTTTAATTGATTCAAAAGTTTTCTCGCTTCCATCTTCTTACCTTGTTTAATCCTTAAATATGCTAGTTCACCTGAATGAACAACATCTAAGCTACTAATTTCTTTATCATGATGAATCTTTAGAAATGATAATGTATGTTGCACCATTTTTCTTTTTCTCTCAATTCCATTAGTCTTACTATCCCCTATCACTTCTAAGGTCTTTTCCAAATAATATTTCGCCCTTTCATATTCATTCGCTGAAAAAACATACGATTCTCCTAACTTTAAATATGCATTTACTTTTGGAAAAGAAAAAAAGTTATCCCATTCAAGATCATCTAATAGTTCCTTACTAATATGCCTTGCTTCAATGACTTCACCACCCTGCAACGAAGTAACGGCAATGGCTTCTTTATATCGTAATTTATAACATTCTCGAATGTACCTATTACTTATAGTATTTATTTTTATTTCAAGAGATTTTAATCGCTGATTTAAAGAAGTAAAGTTACCCGATTGATATTGCGCTTGGCATAATAAAATTTCAATTAACACCTCCATCTCTGAAGTTTTTATTGATTTACTTTCCAAGCTTAATGCCTTATGATACTGAGCAGCATCAATTTCACCTATATATCGTCTATATATAATTCGATACACATTAGCGAATTCTCTATTTTCTGCTACCTTTGATTGTGATTCACTATTTATAATATTAATTAATAGATTAAACTTTCCTCTTAAAGCTAAATCCTCCATTGCCTCACGTAAGTTTTCTGATTTTGGTTTCGTTATATGTATATAATCTGTTAATAAATTTTCTTGAACCTGTATGCCTTTGTTTAATAGGATGATGGTCTTGGAAAGAAAGCCAAAACTCATGTCTGTGTTACCTTTAAAAATTTTTGTAACAGTACTAGGCTTAACTCCCCAATAATCTGCTAGTTTATTTTTCCTTATTCCAGCTGCACATAACTCTTTTTCAATTTGATTTAGAGCTTTCCACATGTTTTGTCCCCCTTATTGGAACAAGACACACTTCCCTATCATGAAAACGCACCTCAATGATGAATTACATCTAAAAGTTGTGTTATACTAGCCGTATATGTTACGTATAGTCGTAACTGAAAGGCTCATGGCAAATGTTTTCCCTACTCAATTAGGGCAAACGGTGTAAAAGTGTTCCCAGCACAATTACACACGCTATGGGTCTTTTTCGTTCCATCAAATTATATTATTAAGAATATTCTATCACAAATAACCCAAACAGCTATTCTCTCATATTCTGAAAAAACTTGAGAAAGTTAAATATAGTTATAAACACCTAGTTTTTTTCCCTTTCAAATAAATTATGCAATATTACATTTGATAACCCTTTTCGTTGTAACCACACTGATTATATTTTTCTTTTAATTCAAATTTTATATGTAGAGGATTGCCTAGTTTTACATGTATATCCCATAATTTAAAAATAAGAAAAGCCACTTATCTAAGTGGCTTTTCTTATTCCTAATAGACAAAATTAATTTAAATTCATCATTTTCTTCACGCTATTTTTAAAATGAACATAATTATGTTTTTCTACTAAACGGCCTTTTACTCCAATCTGCGGATAAATTATTTAACAAGAAAAGTGTATTGGGAACTGGTGATGGAAACCTCGCAGCTTGAAAATTTGTAAGAAGCGGAGAGGCAATAACGCCATCTATGGTACTACCGGCTTGAACTTGCACCATATCCCCTGCATTCAATTGTACAATGGTAGAAACTGTTACCGCGTTTAAAAGCCCAGTATTTCCACCAAAAAAGCTATCATCTCCTGCTATTAAAGCACTGTTAACTGTTATAAATGCTTCCGTCACATAATTTAGAGTATCATCAGTAGGACGAAAAATTATAGTAGTAATAATTAAATATACTCCATCTTGTTGCGGTATAAATGTTGATACACCATCATATTCACCATTTAAATCGAATTGTGTAGTTTCAAATGTTACTATAGACAGTGTATTAGCAGTAACGGACTGATCAATAGATTTGAAAGCTCTGAATGCAGATTCAAATCCCGTTGAACCTGTTGGACCTGTTGGACCTGTTATTCCAGTTACTCCCGTTGAACCTGTTGGGCCTGTTATTCCAGTTGCCCCCGTCGGGCCTGTTATTCCAGTTGCCCCCGTTGGACCTGTTGGGCCTGTTATTCCAGTTGCCCCCGTCGGGCCTGTTATTCCAGTTGCCCCCGTTGGACCTGTTGGGCCTGTTATTCCAGTTGCTCCCGTTGGACCTATTGGACCTCCTGAAGGGCCTGTTGGGCCTGTTGGACCTACCGGGCCTCCTGAAGGACCTGTTACTCCGGTTACTCCCGTTGGACCTGTCGGGCCTGTTATTCCGGTTACCCCCGTTGGACCTGTTGGGCCTGTTATTCCAGTTGCTCCCGTTGGGCCTGTTGGGCCTGTTATTCCGGTTACTCCCGTTGGACCTGTCGGGCCTGTTATTCCGGTTACCCCCGTTGGACCTGTTGGGCCTATTATTCCAGTTGCTCCCGTTGGACCTGTTGGGCCTGTTATTCCAGTTGCTCCCGTTGGACCTGTTGGGCCTGTTATTCCAGTTGCTCCCGTTGGACCTGTCGGACCTGTTGCTCCACTTATTCCCGTTGGTAGAGTAAATGAAGAAATCGGTGGCAATGTCGGTCCTATTAAACTCGAATCCAGTGAACTAGCAGATAGATTTTTAGAGTTTAATCCTTCCCATTTCTTTTTCCTCTCCATATATCTCACTCCAAATAAAAATCATTTCTAAATTAAGAAAATATTAATTGTACAAAATATGATATATATAAGATGTACTATTCCAAATAAAGTGTTTTAAATAAAAATATTGCTTCAAATATACAAAATTATTTTATAAAATTAACTTTTGTAAAAAAACAACTAATATATTAAATAATCAATTCTGTTTATATATGGTAAAATATATCCATCGCTGATATGTCCAACTATGTAATTTTCATAGCAGCAAAATTACAACCAGACTTATACAACATGATTCAAAACAAATGAAGGAGTGTTTTAAGTGAAAGGACATATTCGAAAAAGAGGAAATAAATACTGTATCGTTATTGATATCGGTCCTGATCCAGAGACAGGAAAAAGAAGACAGAAGTGGTTTTCTGGATATAAGACAAAAAAAGAAGCACAGGCCGATGTAGCAAAGAAGATTACAGAGTTGAATGAAGGAACTTTTATAGAGCCATCTAAAGTTACGTTAAAGGATTATCTAAATCATTGGCTAGAAATTAAAAGTATGAGCATAGAAAAGAGTACCTTTGCTGGCTATAGGGCATTTATCAACCAACATGTTATACCTAGTATAGGAATGGTCGCGCTCCATAAATTAAATGTTATGCACATTCAAAAATGCTATAAGACTGCGATAGATAAAGGGATTGCAAGCAATTCTATTCTGCTTATGCATAGAATTTTAAAGAGCGCTTTAAACCTAGCCGTAAAACAAAATATTATTTCTCGAAATCCAGCAGATTTTGCTGAGATACCTAAAAAGAAAAAACCCTATCCAGACTTGGACAGAGGAAGAAGTAAAAAAGTTTTTAGCTCATTCACAAGAATCACGATATCACATTGGGTATCTACTTGCAATAACTACAGGTATGCGTTTAGGAGAAGTTCTAGGTTTACGATGGCAGGACATTGATTTTGAAAAACATACTGTTACAATAAATCAAACATCTGGTCATGACAATAAAATCAAAAAAACTGCAAAAACAAATTCATCAAAACGCACAATTCCTGTACCTAATGAAACAATAGCAGCCTTAAAAAACATAAAATTTTAATCAATAAAGAGAAATTAAGGTTTGGTTCTGCTTATCTAGATCAAGATTTAATAAATTGTAATGAGTTTGGAAGAATAATAAAAAGAGCACATTTCAGAAAAAGTTTCATTAGGATGACACACAAAGTAGGTATAAAAGAAATTAAATTCCATGATTTAAGACATACACACGCAACTCTACTATTGAAACAAGGAGTTAACCCTAAAATCATCAGTGAGCGATTAGGTCATACAGATATTTCAATGACATTAAGTGTCTATTCACATGTTTTACCGAATATGCAGGAAGAAGCAGTTAAAAACTTCGGTAAAAGTATCTTTGGATAACCTATGTTTGCAAAATGTTTGCATTTTATCGAAAAAGTCAAACAAACGTTGTCATATCAAGGTTTGTTTGACCTATCATCTTATATTCTTGATAAAATCTCCGAATCCCTATTGAAATATTTAATAATGGAGCGTTCTCACCACCACGGGTTATGCATTGGAATCGATATACATAGGAGAAAAAATCTTGTGTTTTTTCATCTTTTATCGGCTCTGACATCGCCTCACAAATATTTTGTGATCTAAGAGGAGAAAAATAGATTTCTTCTTCATTTGTATTTTCTAAATATATAGGACGCTCACAAAAAATATGTGAGATTAAAGCGGGTACCACTTAGAATACGTTTGATTATCATGTAGTACTGGCAAATTAGAAATCAAATCGGATTGCCATTCATATTTTGGTGGTTCTACTAATCTATTTGGCTTCCAATCATGAATAATCTCATACCAACTTTGAAAAATATAATCGAGCTGCTCTTGTTTAATAGGTTCTTTTGATACAATCCATGGTGTATTTTCATTTAATACGTACGGATTATGCTGAATAAACAATATATCTGAAAACATATCATACAATCTTTCATTCAAACGTTTCAACTTACTCGTTAATAAAAATGTCTTATAATGTATCTCTACGATGTCCAGCCATTCAATAGGAAAGTATATAAATGATACCTTTTCATTTAAAAGGGTTCTACTATATTTTCAAATGTTAGCAGCCTTAATTTTTTCATAAAATGATTCCTTCCTTTCTTCAGTTGTCTTGATTATCAAAAAGCTAGAACAATAGTTACTTAATCTAATCCATTTAAATCAAGTATTTAAAAGAAAAGTAAAAACTATTTATCTGAATAAAACATTATCAAATCGACTCTTTTAACAATTAAAAGTAATTATCATATACAGCACCTCATTATATTTATATTTTAATACATTTAAATTATACAATTTATATAATGTATTGTACTTATCATTTACAAAAAATTTACAAAAAACTAAAAAAGAACACCTTAAATTGAAGTGACCCCTAAAAGTTAGACACGGTTATTTCATTAGGCAGCTTGATAAAAGTGAGTCCGGTATTGTACCGGGCTCATTTTTAATTTTGCCTTAATCCGTTTCGTATTATAATAATCTATATATTTTTCTAATTCTATTTTAAAGTGCTCTACATTTTCAAATTCTTTTATGTAGAGGAACTCCGACTTCATAATCCCAAAGAAATTTTCTATTACTGCGTTGTCGTAACAGTTGCCTTTTCGAGACATACTCTGGACGATAGCTCTTGATTCAAGTGTCCGGACGTACTGTCTCATTTGATAATGCCATCCTTGATCCGAGTGCATCAGTAGCTGGTGGGTTTCAGGTAAACGTTCCAATGCTTTCTCTAACATGTCTGAAACAAGCGAATACGTCGGCCTAGAACCAATTGTATAAGTAATAATTTCACCATTATACAAATCTAATACAGGTGATACATACAGTTTTTCTCCAAACAATTTAAACTCTGTGATGTCTGTTACCCACTTTTGATTCGGTGCATCTGTATGAAAATTACGCTCTAAAATATTAGGTGCGATTCTACCGACTTTTCCTTTATAGGATTTATATTTCTTCATACGCACGACACACTTTAACTCAAGCTCTTTCATAATGCGCTGAACCTTCTTGTGGTTCACTTTCTGGCCACGATTCGTTAATTCATCACGAATGCGACGGTAACCATAACGACCTTCATTTTCCTCATAAATCGCTTTAATCTCAGCTTTCAAATCGGCATCTACATCTGGACGATTCATTTTCTTTACTAAATCATAATACGTGCTTCGAGGAATAGTAGCTAGCTCCACAAGTGCCTTCACCGAATATTTATGCCTTAATTCATAGACTACTTGCGCTTTGTCTTGTTTTGTGATTTTTCCTTGTTTTGAACTAAGGCATTTAACTTTTTTAAGTACTCATTTTCCATCTCAAGCTGTTTAATGCGTGCTTCAAGTGCTTCGACTGACCCTTCAGCTAAAGGTTGTTTTAATTGTTTATTTGAATCTTTTTTCATGGATGGACGCCCCTTTTTCTTAGATTGAAGGGCATCAATTCCTTGTGTTTCGAGCTGTTTTTTCCAAACAGAAATCGTTGAAGGGGCAGGAATATTAAAAATAGCTGCCGTCTCAAATAAGGACATACCGTTTTCAATCATAAAGTTTAGTACGTCTAGTTTAAATTGTTGTGTGTAATTTGTACATCGTTTTAGAAAAGCTTCCAGACCATTCTGTTTATATTGGTTTACCCAATTCAAAATGATTGTGTCACTTATACCGAGCGATCTACCCATTTCTCGATAACTTTCATTCCCGTTCAAATAACGTAGAACGATTTGTATTTTTTCATCAGCTGTAAATTTAGCCATAGAAAAACTGCACCTCCAATTGTTAGACTGTGTCTAACAATTGGGGTGCAGTTCAAATCGGCGCTCTCTTTACAAATATTAAGCGTTATGTAATTGAACATATAGATAACAGTAATCCTCCAAATGAAATTGTTCCTAGTAAACCTACTACAAATCCTGTTAAACAAATACAATCAGCAAGACAAATAGAAGACTGCGATAATGGAACGAATGACCTACTTGTACCCGAACCATATTGTTTTATCTTCTCATAATTCATATCTAACATTAAATGTAGACATGTTACACCACCCTCAATAGTATGTACAGATTCTTTTTCTAATCGCTCCAATAATTTACTATCAAAAGCAACTGCTAGAGGGTACTGCTTATCCGATTTCATATTTTGATAAATTAGTTGCAAACGAGATAATATATTATTTTTCTTCTTTTCAGATGTTACTGTACATTTCATATTATTAAATTCATTTAATAACAGTGATAATTCATCTCTTTTTCCGTATAAATCTTTAGCTATTTTTCTCTTTAGTTTATACGAATGGAAAATAGATTTTAGTTCAACCATATTCATACACTTCCTAATTACATAGTATTTACCCTATTATTTTGTAGATAAACAGTACTTTTTAATCTTATTTAAAATACACTTAAGCAACTTATTTTACTATCGATTAACATTACATTAACCTTACACGGTTGTAATAAAATCATTAGCTAGAAGGAAGCAATGCCCAAACTAGACAGATATTTAATGATAAAACCATAAGAAAAAAACAATGATTAGATTTTAAATCTAGTCATTGCTTTATCCATCACATCTTGATTACATCTATATATCTTATTGTTACTCTTTCACTTGAATCATTGAATATATCCATTAATAATGGCTATATTCTTTGTCGGCACGTACATATAACTAATGTTTTTTAATTGATAAAGTGAAACTTTAATCAGCTCTCACCAATCGGGCTTTTATGGGCAGTCCGCCACCTAACTTCTCTTTGCTCTCGCTGAATTTTTTGGGGATGTTACTGCCCGCAACTAGCAAGATAGATGTTATCAATATTCATACGTTACAATAGTACCGGTAGTATCAGTAAAACCATCAAAACAGTTAGAGCAACCACCACAGCCGCCACAACCGCCACAGCCTCCGCAACCAAAACAACCGAAGCAACCAATACAACGGAAGCCACCACAACGGAAGCCGCCACAACGACCTCCACCACAACCGCCACAACGACCACAACCGCCACAGCGACGAGCAGCATCTTCAATATAGTAATATGGATATTGGTTTTGCTGGTCCCAATAGACAATATTTCCAGACCGGTAATCATTAAGGCTTAACGCTTGTAGTTCTTGTTGAAACTGATTCATTTTCATAACCTCCGTTTATAAAATACAACCTCATCGATACTTCCCTATATTCCTGTTCGTTACATCTAAGTAGAAATAGCGCTATAAACTAAGTTCAATACGTACACCAACAAAGTATGACTTATCACTAGATGATGCACCTTGTTCATATACCTATTTTACTATGGGCTCATTTTTATAAAGTGAAACTTTAATCAGTGGGGTTTTGTTCATCCCCTACCTAACTTCTTTGCTTCCGCTGAATTTTGAGGTGGGGGGCTTACTGCCCGGCAAATAGCGGGATAAATAAAAATTAAAAAATATGAATTCTAGCGTCATATCTTCATACTTACTAAGTTCAATTAATTTCTCAACAATTATGATGCCATATCCTATATATTTCCGTCTGCTGCTTAGATTTTTCTGTACTGTAAATGGCTTTCGCTATAACACCTCCAAGTGACCGGTTTCTATGACGGTTAAGAAATTCCAACAAAAAAAAGCCCTAATTAGGGCTTTTCATTCTATTTCTCCAGCAAATCTCTATATGAAATTGCTAATTGAAAAAAGACACATTTAGATTGATGCGTCTTTTTTTGATGCCTCTTTTGTGAAATCATATAAAGCAATTGCGCCTAAAAGAACAAGTATCCCTTGAGGAACATCTAGCAAAATAGTTTTCCAAATTTCTGGAATTACCCATTTAATATCTGCTGCTGTTTCAAGATATGTTTGGAAATAGCTGATTGTAAAATTAATTATCCCTAAAAATACAAACAACGATAAACCAAATCGAATTAATTTCTTATTTGTAAACAT